CGTCCACGGCGTCGTAAATGAGGTACGGCGCGATATCGGCCTGCGCCTCGATTTCCGTCCACGCCTGCGCGGCGTAGGCGGTCTGCATATTGGTGCGGAAGATTGTCTCCAGGCGCCAGGCGCTGCCGAGCTGCGCTTGGACGGTGCGGCCGGTCAACGGATCCACCATCGAGCGGGTGCCCCACCACCCGGCCGACTCCAGCGTCGGCTGTATGGTCGCCTTCCATTCGCGGAACTGCTGCCCCTCGGCGAGCGCTGCCGTCAGCGAGTCGCGCACCTGCCCGAGGAGGTCCACGTCCATCATCTTGGCGACGGTGAACGCCTGGTCGTTGACCGCGCCGATCATGTCGGCATAGCTGAAGCTCGGGCGCAGCCCCTTGCCGCGGAAGTAGGCGAGCGCGCGCTCGGGTTCCACGTCGAAGGCGAGCCCGCCCACGTCGAGGAACTCGGCCACACCGGTGCGCTCGGCCATTTCCTCGGCGAACTCGGCCGCGTCGGCCTTCAGCCGCTCGATGGCGTCGGCAGCCTGCGCGAGCAGGCGCACCTCGGCCAGCGTGATGCGCAGCCCGAGCCCGCTCACGCGCCTGGGCGCCGCCGTTGCGTGCGCAGGGCCGCCAGCATGCGCGAGGATGCGAGCGCCCGCGTGAGCTTGTCCAGCATGCCCTGCGGCGGCGCCTCGGCCAGCAGCTCGTCCAGCTTGCGCAGGAACGTCTGCGAGTCGTCGCTGAACTCGGCCGCGCGTAGCAGTTGCCTGACGCGCTCGCCCATTACGGTGCGGTACTGCTCGGCGAATAGTTGCGCCGCGTCCACGATCGCCTGCTGATCGCCGCGCCTGGCCGCCCGGAGCGCGGCGAGCGCCACGGACTCGCCCTCGGCGAAGGCTGCCTCGCCCCCGCCGCCCGGCGCCTGCATGGCCGCGCCTATGACGGCCAGCGGGTCAGCGCGCTTCACCCAGCCCTCGCCGTACGTGTCGCGGATGTATTCCTCGGTCGGGTCGTAGCCGAGCTTTGCGATGCGCTCGTCGCGCTCGGCCAGCGCTGTCAGGTCGGTTGGAGGCCTGGTATCGCGCCAGACGCGCGGCGGCGTTGCGCCGGGGAAGTTCCACTCCGTCCACCAGCGCACCGGGCCGGAGCTGAACGATCCACAGAGCAGATCGGAATCGGCCTGCATGATCGCCTCGGCCACCCGCTCGTGCACCTCGCCCTGCGATCGGCTGGATCCGTTGTCCATCGTCATCGTCTGGCCGATGGTGATCTTGCTGATCGCCGCGTTCATCGCGTCGTGCAGCGACTCGTAATCGGCCGCGCCACCGCGCGCCGCTTCCAGCAGCTCGACCGCCACGTTATCGGGCACCACCACGCCGGCGTCGGTGGCGATCTGGCGCAGCATGGTGACGGCCTTTGACACCACGGCCGGGTCGGTGATCTGGCTGGCTGGAACCTTCGCCAGCGCGGTCGGCATCCCGAATTTCTCCAGGAACACCAGCCAGAACTTGATGTCGTTGCGTTTGAAAAAGACCGGCCAGTAGAGCGCGTGCGCGATGCCCAGGCCGTACGGTTCGTCGTGATGGTCGGCGCCCGAGCGCATCACCCAGAACTTGCGATCGGGCATGACGCGCCATCCCTGAGCCCACAGGAACAGCCGCTGCTCGCGGTCGAATCGGAACCGGGCGCGATCGCGCACCTTGATCGCGTCGAATGCCACGCGGGTGCCGTCGATCTTCCACAGCACCTCGGCCACGCCCCAGCCGTAGAACACCGAATAGAGCGCCTTGTCGGTGATGTCGTCCCAGCCGATCGCGGCCAGCTCGGCGCGCAGCGCGTCGGCGGCCTCGATCGATGCCGGGTCGTCTGCGCCTGGCTCGATCTTTGTTTCGCACCGCAGCAGCGATAGCCGCCGCTGCTGCCAGGCCGAGGCGACCTGATCGTCGCGCAGCAGCTCGCGGTAGATGCGCAGGTTCTCGATCCCGCCCTTGGTCTTGAGGATGCTGTCCTCGGATTGCAGGATCGTCACGTATGGCGCCGCCTGGAGGCCGGTGCCTCGAAGCGGGTTCAACGGGTCGTCTGGTGGCGCCAGCTCGCCCAGCTCGGGCCGTTTCGGTGCACTTTCAGCCATGCTTTTTTCCTCTCACTCGAACCCGTCCATGTCGGAACCGCCGCCGATCGACCCGTAACCTTCGCCGACCTCGCTTCCCGGCCCGATCGCGTCGGCAATGGTCCGGGTAAGCCCCGCGCCGACCGATTCTACCGTCCCGCCGCCCCAGCCTTTAACCCAGCGGAGGAACTGCGTCGTACTGTCCACCTGATCGTCATACGCCGCCAGCGGGAAGCTGAACAGCTCGCTTTCGTAATCGGCCAGCCACGGCGCCGACTCGGGAAGGATCATCCGCCCGGCCTCCACGGTAGGCGAAACCTCGTTCGCCCGAAACAGCTTTGACTGCTCGGGCATGATGGCGATGATCGGAAGCCGCGTCGTGCTGCGCAGCTCCTGAATCAGCGATGCCCCGCTGCCCTTGTCCTCGATCAGCACGGCGACGGGCCGGTCGCGCTCGGCCAGCGTCATCACCCGGCGCTTGAGCGCAGGGTATTCCATCCGTTCGCGCACTACGTCCCGCAGATAGTAGCCCGGCGCGCCCCGGCCGAGCGCCCATGCGGTGTTCACGGTGTAGTCGTTGAGCTGGCCTTCCTTCTGCGCCGTGTCCCACGAGTGCACCACGGTCGCGGCGCCGTCCGGGATCACGCGCCAGCGCTCGCGAATCCATGCCCGCTTGAACACGCTCCCTTCCTCGGGTCGCGGCCGCTGCTGGTACAGCGCCGCCCACGTGCGCGCCTGCTGCCGGAAGATGGACCAGTGCGCTTCGTCGAACCATTCCGGCCACAGGTACTCGCCCACCTTGCGCCCGAGCGGGTCGTCGTCGCGCTCGCACTGCGCCGGCAGGTTGACCACCTCCCACGTTTTGCCGTCGGTGCACTCGATCACGCCCGAGCGGCCGTCGTAACCTTTCGGCAGCAGCCGCCCGGCGAGGTCGTCCTCGTGCCAGCGGGTCTGCACCAGCACCACCCAGCCGCCGGGAATCAGGCGCGTCAGAAGGTCGTCGTTGTAGGCGTCCCAGGTTTTTTCGCGGATGGTTTTCGAGTCCGCCTGCTCGCGGCCGCGCACCGGGTCGTCGATGACGATGCCGTGCGCCCGGTTGCCCGTGATGCCGGACAGGATGCCCCCGGCGAGGTATTCGCTGCCGTTCGTGAGCGCCCATTCGTCCGCCGCGAACGTCGCCGGCGACATGCTCACCTTTTCCGGGTTGCGCCCGTGGCCGCCCCATATGCCGCTGTAGGCGGGCTGCTGGACCACCTGCCGCGACCGGCGGCCGTGCCGGCGCGCGAGGTCGCTGCCGTAGCTGGCGAGGATCACGCGCCGGTCGGGTGTCGCGCCCATGTACGCGGTCGGCGCCACCACGGAACAGTACGTCGATTTCGCCGATCCCGGCGGCATGAACACCATAAGCCGCCCGTGCCGGCGTTGCGTCGTGCGCTCGAAGGCTTCGAGCAGTAGCCGGTGATGCGCGGCGACCGACGTTTCGACCGGCTGGAACAGCCACGCTTCCGGGTCGTCGCCTACCGGCCGGCCGGGAACCTCGATTGCATTGGCGAAGGCGACGAGGCTATCCCGTGCGCGCCTGCGCCGCAGCAGCTCACGAGCTGCGGCCTGCCGCGATACGCTCAAGGTCTGCATCGGTAAGCGCTAGGATCGCCGTCGCAGCAGGCAACGGCGCGCCGTCCGTGCCGGTGTGTTCGTGACGCTCGATCCACAGCTTTAGATGCTTCCCCAGCAACTCCAGCGCTTGCGGCTTGTTCCACAGGCGCACCTTTTTCACCCAGCCAATTTGACCGCGATCCGGCCCGCTGCCGCCGAGCAGTTCCTCGACCTCGATCGACGCGACCGCCCGGCGTGCATGCTCGGGCATTTCCGACAACGGCCGGAGCTGGCCCGCGTCGTCGAACAGGTCGGCAATGTCGGAGCGCGCGAGGTACAGCAGCTCGCGCAGCACCACATCGGCTTCGATGTTCAACCGCTGCGCTTGCTCGGCCCGCAGTTGCGCGATAAATGACTGAATCCTGACATTCGCTAACAGTCGAGCCGCCTGCTCGCCTGCGGTGCGCGCGCTGTACCCGGACCGGATGGCGGCCTGCGTGGCGTTCAGGTCCAGCATGAATTCCTGCGCGAAGCGGCGCTGCCGATCCGTTAGCCCGCTCGCGTCCCGTTGTCCGGCCATTGTTCACCCCACGGTCAACGTGAACAGTTTCGCCACAATCGCGCCCAGCATGGCGAGCGTGCCGACGACGCCGCCGATGACCCACCCGCGCACCAGGCGCAACGTGGGCATCTCCTGTTCGATCACGGCGAGCCGCGCGTCGTGCTTTTCCAGCGCGCTGAACGCCCGGTTGAGCGCCTCGCGCGTGTGCAGGTGGCGTTCCTCCAGCGTGGACAGCCGCACCAGGTTGTCGCGGATCGCGCCTAACGTCTGCTCGATCACGTGTAGGCGGTAGTTCGTCGTGTCGAGCGGGTTTGCCGGCTTCGGCACCGGCGGCGGCGTGGCGTTGTCCATCATGGTGGTTTCCTCAGGAATCCGCTGTCGATCAAGTTGGCCGCGCAAGACAGCCATGCGTTGTGCTGCTCGATGCACACCAGCCAGCGCGTGCGGTTTTCGGCGTCGGCCGCTTCAGTCGCCGCCGGACAGGTCGGCGGATCGACGCGCGGCGGCGGCGATGGCGTCGAGCTGGGCGTCGCGCACCCGCTCAAGATCAGCAGGACGGCGCAGGCCGCCGAACTCAGGATACGCATGGATAACCTCGCGGACAGTCGTGGTTGATGCGGTGCCGGCCGCGCGGGCGGCGGCGATCCGGGCGGCGGCGTCGGCCTGTATTCTGGCGGCGCGCTGCTCGGATGCGGCAAGACGGGCAAGCGCGTCGGAGCGGGCCTGCTCGACGGCGAGCCGGGCCTCGGCAACCGCGGCGTCGGCCGACCGCTTGCCCACGGCGTAGCCCTTCGCCCACGCGCCCACCAGCGCCAGCCCTGCGAACAGCACGCCGGCCAGCGCCAGCGCGAGCCGCGGCGGGATCGCCGGAATCATGCCGCGACGATGCCGGCGGACGTGCCCCGGCGCGTAATGGTGATGATGCGATTTCGCGGGTTGGCCGGCCGCGTCAGGCCGACGTGCACCCACCCGCCGGCCGAATCGGGGTATTCATCGATCAGTTGCTCGATGCCAAATCGGTCCAGCAGCCCATCGACCGCCAGCGCCCGGCATATCTCGGTCGGCGTGCCGAATGCCGGCACGATGAAGTCGGCCGCCAGCGCGAGCCGGTGCGCGCTGGTGTCGCTCGACCCCACAGCGCGGTTGACCAGCTCCGACCGATATCCGCTCGTGACCGTGATCGGCACCGTCACCCCGGCCAGCGCGGACAAGTGCGCGCGGATGGATTCCAACACGGCCGCGGTGCGGCGGGCGTTCGGCAGCAGCGCGTCCGGGATAGCGTTGTTCATGCCAAGCCGGGCGGCCGTCGCGGACCGCTCGAACTCGGCGCGGGTGAAGTTCGGCGATAGGCGGTCGGTCATGCGGCGTCACCCTTGAGCGGTTCGGTGCGGGCCTCGGCGTGCTTCTGCCACGTGTTGCCGGCGATGTACGCGGCCACGGTGCCGAGGATGATGTCGCGGAATGTGGTGGGGTCGATGGTGCCGGCGATCACCAGCCCGGTGCAGACGATGCCGCACCCGAGCGTGAGGATGAAGCGCCGGCCGCCGAGCGTGCTGATTATCATGGCATAACCGGGGCGGCGGGGAGGTTCGCCGATTGTCACCCCTGGCCCCCGGCGCGGCCACCCGTAAACGGCGACGCGGGCGGCGCGGCCGGCGTGTCGCGGAGCTGGCGGAGGATGTGCGACACGGTGGCGCGCGTGATTCCGTAGCGCAGGCCGATCTGCTCATGCGACAAGCCGCCGGCGTGATCGCGCACGATGGCGGCGTTGCGCAGGTCCAGCAGCGCGTTCCGCTCGGCCGGCAAGCGCACCCGCTGACCGCCGAGCGCGGCCACGAGCTTCCGGGCCGTTTCCAGCCCGAGCGTGAGCGCGAGCGGGTCGCCCGGCCCGACCTTCACCGGCACGTACAGGTCGCGCCCGCCCCAGCGCCGGCAAACCTCGATGGCGTCGCCCAGCCCCACCGCCTTCGCTAGTTCTTTCACGATTCGCTGCATGGTGTCTTCCCTTTCGGTTGGATGGTGACCTCGGCCGAGCCGTGTCCCGGGTTCGGGTCGCGCAGCTCGAGCAGCAGCCGCCGGATCTGCGAATCGTCGCCCCACACCCCGGCGTGCGTGAGCGAATCGAGCAGCGATTTCGTGGCGTTGTCGATATCGCGGCGGCGCCGATCCGGCGGGGTCAGGATCACGCACACGTCGAGCGGCCCGGACAGCGCGGCGGCGCCGGTCGCCACCAGCCGGCACACCTCGGCGCGGTACTCGCGCCCCTTCGCGCTGATCAGGTGCCGACCGGCCAGCGGGCCGCGCGTCGGGTGACGCCA